TCCAGAGCGGGTATTTCCGCGCGGACGTGGATTCGTTCACGGGAAAGTGGATCGGGCTTTCGGGCCAGATCGCAGCGAATGAGGGATATACGGGGAAAAATGCCGCGAGTCCCGTGTTCGGCCAAGTCGCCCCGCCAGCGAACGTTCCCGCATATGCGCTATCGACCAATGCCGCGCAGTGGCAGTTCGAGCAGACGAGCTCGCTTGACGGCCGCGCGAACCTCCTGCCGCTTCTGATCTGGGCCGCGCGCGACGCGTCTCCCGGCGGCTATTCGCCCATCGGCGTCGTGCCCAACGTTTTCTGGTGCTCAGGCGTCGGCCAGGGGTTCTCGAACGCCCAGGAGATCACGCTCGGCGCGGTGACGTACAAGCTCTTCCCGAATTTTGCCGTGATCAAGCAGTAAAGGAGAGCGATGCCGGTCAATTTCGCGGGCGTGGATCTCACGGGGAAGGGAATCGAGCTCGCTCCCGCGGGTTCGAGCTCCGACCTCGCGCTCGCAACCTACGAGACGGGCCAGAACGTCAGCGTCTCTACGTCGATCGATGGCGAGGGCGCGCTCGCGCACGTCGCGCCGGCCATCTCGCACACCGCCATGCAGGGAAGCAAGGTCGAGATGTTCGGCGGGCAACTCTTCGACAAAATCATCGTCATCCCGCGCCTGAAGGCCCTCGGCTTCGTCCTCTCCGCCACGCAGTTCTCGATCGAGGTGTGGAACACGTTCCGCAACGTGGATCAGATTCTCACCGCGATCGCGATCAACGGCTCGGGCGGCCTGACGCTCGCCGACCCGTTCGGCGAGCCGCTGCTCTACGCAGCCCTGGGCTCGCGCATTTATCAGGCCACGGTGCCGGTCGCCGGCGCCGCGCAAATCAATCAGGACGTGGTCTTCACGTTTGCGAGCGGCATTCTGGGAACCGATTGCCAGGTCACCGGCGCGCGCATCGTGCTCTTTTCCGTCTCTCCGGACTGGGCCGAGGGAATGGTCGAGTCGATCTCGTTCCTGACCGACGTGATGAAGGCGTACTCGGACAACGAGCAGCGCCGCGCGCTGCGGCAATTGCCGCGGCGGGCGATGCACTATCGCGCGTCGACGCTCAACGCGCGCGACGCCGCAGGCATGGAGTCGCTCGTCTGGGGCTGGCAGAATCAGCCATACGGCGTCCCGTGGTGGCCGGATGCCACGCCACTCACCGCGAGTATCTCCGCCGGCGCGACCGTGATCCCATGCGTGACCGCGGACCGGCAATTCGCCCCGGGCGGCCTGATGTGCATCCGCACCGACGAGTTCACCTTCGAGGCGCTCTCGATCCTCTCGGTCGGCCCGAGCTCCGTCACGGTTACCTCGCCCACGCAGTTCAACTGGACGGCCGGCCCGGGGACTCTCGTGATGCCGGTGTTTCTCGCGCGTCTGCCGCACGCGGTGACGATCGAGCGGCTCTCGAGCTCGATCGACCAGCTCGAGGTCGAGTTCATCGGCGAACCGCAGCAGATCGCTCCCGCGCCCGCCATCGTTCTCACGCAATACAAAGGTATCGACGTCCTCGAGATCATGCCCAACTGGGAGGCGGATCTGAAGCGCACCTACGCGCGCTCGATGCTGACGATCGATCCGAAGATCGGCCCGGATGAAGTAATCGACAAGGGCGGCTCTGCCATCGTCACCCAGGAGTTCCCGTGGTGGCTCGACGGGCACGCGAACATCACCACGTTCCGCGCATTCGTGCTGAAGCGCTTCGGGCAGATGAATCCGTTCTGGATTCCAACCTGGGATCAGGACCTGGTGCTCGCGGCGGACGTGGGCGCGACCGACCTGTCGATCAAAATCAAATCCGAATTCTATTCGAGATTTTTCTTCCCTTCGACCGCGCGGCGCGATCTCGCTTTCCTTCCCGCGAGCGGCGGTGGAAACGCGTACCACCGCATCACGGCCGCTGTCGACAACGGCGATGGCACCGAAACGCTCACGCTCGATTCGACGACGGGCAAAGCGTTCCCCGCGGCGACGACGCAGATCTCGTTCCTGACGCTCGCCCGGCTTGCCTCGGACGACGTTGAAATCAAGTGGTCGACTTCCGACCACGCCGAGGCCGTGCTTTCGCTTCAGGAAGTCCCGCGTGAATTGCCATGACCTACGACGCGCAGGAAAAACTCGGTTTCGGCGCCGAACCCTATGAGCTCTATCTCTTTCAGGGTTCCGGGATTCTGTACGCGCTGACGAGCGCGGATGAGGCGATCACCTACCTCGGCCAGAACTACACCCCGGCGACCATCTGGCGCGACGAGGTGGATCAATCGAGCGACGTGACGTCCGGGCAGCTCAAGATTTTTATTCCGAACGACCATCCGCTGGCGCAGCTCATGCTGCCCTATCTGCCGGCGTCGCCCGTTTCCATCGTGGTTTACGGCTCGCATTACGGCGACACCGAAACGGCCGTGCTGTTCACCGGCGTGATCGCCTCGGCGAACTTCACCGACGACTGCGAGCTGACCTGCAATTCCGAGCAGTACCTGCTGCAGCGCAAAATCCCCACGCAGCTCTATCAGTCGCCCTGCACGCATATTTTCGGGGACGCGGGATGCGGCATCGATCTCGGTGCGCACACCTATGCCGGGACGGTGACGGCCATCGACGCGACCGGGACGATCCTCACCGTGCCGGCGTTCGCCTCGATCGCGGATTCGCTGCAGGGCGGGTTTCTCACAGTCGGCAATGTGTCGCGGATGATTGTGGCGCACACGGGAAATTCGATCACGCTGCTCTCGCCAGTCATCGGCCTGGCCGTGAACGCGGCCGTGTCCGGCGTGGCGGGCTGCCAGCTCACGTTCTCGGCGTGCACGCACTACGACAACGTCGCGAACTTTTTGGGCTTCGACCTCATACCTATAGCTAACCCCTTTGATGGCAGCAGCCAGATAGGGTAGCGCAAGGAGGCATGGTTTGGCTTGGTGGGTGTGGCTTCTGGTTACCGTGGCTGTGACGGTTGTGGGCGCGCTGCTCGCGCCGCATCCGCACATCTTTCCAAGCGCGCTCGGCACTTTCTCCCTGCCAACGGCCCAGGAGGGCCGCGCCATCCCCGTCGTTTTCGGAACGGTGATGATCAAGGGCGGAAACACCGTGTGGTGGGGCGATTTGAAGGCCGTCCCCATCCGTCCCAGCATGTTCATGGAGATATTGGCGATCGGGCTGGCTCCGATCCGGGGATACAAATACTACCTCGGAGTGCAGTTCGCGCTCTGCCAGGGTCCGGTCGACGCGCTCATCGGCATTCAGGCGGCCACGAAGAGCCTGCCATATACCGCGACGACGATCCTGAACGGCAACGGCACGGAGAATTACATCGAGCTCAACGTCAAGGGCGACAAACTCTTCGGCGGAACGAACGTGGGCGGCGACGGCGGCATCAGCGGAATCATAAATTTTTACCGCGGCCTCCAGACGCAGCAGCCGGACGATTATTTGGCGGGCGTGCAGAACCGCGTCGTCACCGACCAGAGCGGCATGGGCTACACATTCTCCGGCGTGGGGAATGGAACCATGACCTCGCTCGTCGCCGGCGCCGTGGCGCTCAACGAAACGATCACCGTCACCTGCAAGGGAGTGAACTCGAACCCCTTTGACCCCAACGGGCATTACCAGAAGGCGTTTTTCAACGTGGACGGGTCGATATCGGGGAATCTAGCCTCAACGGATTCCGATGACGTTGGCGGATGCTGGGCGGATCAAGCCTTCACAGGAAATCCCGACCGCATCGATTTCACGATTGATACCGGGTCGACGCAGTTTTCCTCGGGCGATGCCTTCACCATCGTGACGCTGCACTCGCATCTCTCTCCGGCGTATCGAGGCCTCTGCCAGGCCGTGTTCAAGCAGTTTTACATGGGCACGTCGAGTTATTTGAAGCCGGTGGCGTTCGTGGTTCGGCGCTGCCCGGACGGGCTGGGCCTGGGGTCCGCGATCGCAAACATAAACGGCGACGCGAATCCCGCCCTAGCGATCTATGACCTGCTGACGAACGTGAGCTACGGCATGGGCGTTCCGCCCGGGCGCATCGACCCGGTCAGCTTCACCGCCGCGGCCCAGACGCTCGCGACTGAGGGCCTCGGCATCTCGATGCAGTTCGACACGCAGGAGACCGCCGACAACCTCATCAGCGAAATCCTGCACCACGCCGACGGGCTGCTCTACACGGACCCGGCGACGGGCCTGTGGACGCTCACGCTCGCGCGCGCGAACTACGTGGTTTCGACGCTGCCCATTTTGACCGTGGACAACGTGCTGCTTGTCCGCGACTACTCGCGCGGATCCTGGGCGGAGACCACAAATTCCGTCGTCATCAAGTTTCTTTCGCGCGCGAACAATTTCAACCAGCGCGTGGTGCGCGCCTACGATCCCGCGAATATCTCGGTCACCGGCGAAGTGCGGCCGCAGACGATTGAGTTCCTCGGGATTTCGCAAGAGGCCGCGGCCTCACTGGTGGCGACCCGCATGCTCAAGACGCTCACCTATCCGCTCGCGAAGATCACCATCGAGGCGAACCGCGCGGCGTGGAACTTCCGCCCCGGCGGAGTCTTCAAGCTGACCTGGGTGCCGCTCGGGATCGCGAACCAGATTTTCCGCATCACGCGCATCGCTTACGGGGAATTGACGAACGGAAAAATCACGATCGACGCGGTCGAGGATATCTTCGGAATCGAGGACACCGCATTCGTCGCGCCTCCGATATCGGGCTGGGTGAATCCGCTGGGCGCGCCTCTGGCGCCCGCGGCCGAGGAGCTGCTCGAAGCGCCTTATCATCTGCTCGCGGGCGGCGGCCTCACCGAAGGAATCTACGCGATGGCGCTCGCCGCGCGCGGCGACGGCACTTCGAAGAGTTACGAGGTGTGGCTGAACGAAGGCGCGGGAGATTTTCTCTCGACCGAGATTTTCGGCTTCGCGCCCATCGGCCTGCTCGCGGCGAAATATGCGGCCGCGACGCCGGCGACCGATCCCACGGGGTTCTTGCTCACGGTCGCGGGCGACGTCGACCTGA